GAGAAGAAGTACTGGCGGGGACAAGCCGAACCGGGCGCGTGAGCGCCATCGACTATAAGGCGGGAACCTATGAGGTGACCTACTTTGACCGGGGGAAAAGCGTGACCCGCCAGATCAACGCTATCAGCAACGGCGAGTACAAGATGCCGAGCATCGGGCAGGTGGTGAGCGTGAGCCACAACAGCAACGGAACTGCGGCGGGAACCACCACCGGAACGGTGTGGAACAAGACCAACACCCCGGCGGAGGGCTACAAGGGCCTGTTCCGAAAGGAGTACGCCGCACGAAAGGGGCTGGCTTATGAGCGCTACGACGAGAACACCGGCGTTTACACCCAGTATGTGAACCGACGGACGGGGCGCACCTGCAACGGCGAGATATACGATGAGGCGAAAGGCGCAATCAGCCTTGTGGCGGGCGGGCAGTTTCAAGCCAAGAGCAGCGCCGCCAGCATGAGCCTGAACGCCAAAACCGGCGTTGGCATCGTGGCGGGGACAACGGTGAGCATCGAGGCAGGAACCTTTGTGAGCATCGAGGCCGCAGGCGCTTTGAGCGTAACGGCGGGCGGCAAGTACACATTCGCCGCAAAAAAAGGCGCAAAGATCGAGGTAGAGGGTGGCGACGCGGAGATCACCATAAACGGCGCAACTGTAAAGGTGACGGAGGCCGGGGATGTGGAGATCGGAAGCCCCACCAAAATCAGCCTGACAGCCCCGGAGATCAACGCCACGGCGGCGAGCGGAGACATCACCATCAACGGCGTGAGCCTTGTGAACCACACGCACATGAGCGGCGCGGTGGGAAAGCCGGATAAGTAAGGAGGGGCGAAAAGTGGCATTGGGAAGCTACATGGGCATGACGTTCACGGTGAGCGACCGGCGCATCCTGACACCGAGCGGGCTGAAAGGCCAAGGGGGCAGCGATTGGGCGACCCACAACCGGACAGGCGCACGGGCGCGGAGCCAGTGGATTGCCCCGAAGCTGCGGAAATACCAGTTCGATCTTTTGCTGCGGGCGCAGGACGGGGTAAACCCGCGAAGTGTTCTGCGGCATTTTCAGCGCATGGCGGAGACCAACGCGGCGGACTGGTTCATCGTGGGCGGCTCGCCGGTATCGCCGTATCCGTTCAAGATCACGGACATAAGCGACGAGTGGGGCGCGGTGCTGCACGGCGGCGCGATGGTGGAATGCAAGGTGAGCCTGACCATCGAGGAATACCTGTAAGGAGGCAGCCATGTTATCAACGGAAAACGCGGTGATCGAGATACTGCCGGGGAGCGCGAACGACAGCACGGCGGCGGAGGTGTACCGCAATTTGCAGGTGCTTTACGCAACGAGGGCCGGAGAGCAGGCGCTTGACCGGGAGTTCGGCATCGACGGGACGATCATCGACTGCCCGCAGGAAAATGCGCAAGTCCTGCTGGCGGCGGAGTATGTGCGCAAGACAGAACAGTATGAGCCACGGGCGCGTGTCGTCCGTGTGGAATGGACTGCGGGAAAATCGCAGGACGGAAATATGACGCCAAAGGTGGTGATCGAGCTTGTCTAATATCGCTGAATTGGCAAACTGCCCGGAGCTGAGTTTCATCGAAAGCATGACTTTGCAGGAGACGGAAGAACAGCTCCGCGAGCTGTACACCAAGTATTACCGGGAGGCCACAGGAAAGGAGCCGGAGATCGGCGAGGCCGACCCGCTGAACCTGCTGATGAAAGCCTTTTGCGCGATGGAGTATCAGACGATGCAGTACGCCGACGCAAAGGGACGGATGGAAATGCTGAAAACCAGTACCGGAGACGCGCTGGATGCGCTGGCCGCTCTTGTGGGGCTGACGCGCAAGGAGGCAAACCGGGCCACGGCGACGGTGCGATTTACGCTTTCGGAAGCGCAAAGCGGCGCGACGGCCATTCCGACGGGAACGCGGGTCAAGAGCGAGGACGGGAAATACTTCAACACCGTGGAATACGGCGAGATAGCGGCGGGAGAGACCTACACCGACGTGGTGGTGCAGGCGGAGGAGGCCGGAGCGGATAGCAACGGCATTCTGTCCGGCGGCATCAAGATACTGGTTGACCCAATCGCCTATGTTGCCAGCGTGAGCAACACCACGCCAAGCACCGGCGGACTGGACGCAGAGGACGACGACAGCCTGACACGGCGCATCTACCTCGCCCCCAGCGTGTATAGCTGCGCCGGGCCGCGCGATGCCTATGAATACTACGCGCGGGAGTGGCGGGGTGATGTAGCTGACGTGCGCATCGTCAGCCCGCTGCCGGACGAGGTAAATATCTACTTCGTGATCGAGGACGAGAACGGATTGCGCGTCCCCAACAGCACGGAGCTGACGGCCATGGCGGCCTATCTGGACGACGAGACCATCCGCCCGCTGTGCGACAAGGTGACGGCGCTGGCCCCGGACGAGGTGGAATACGCCATCACCGTGAAATACTGGATCGCGGAAAGCGACCAGCGAAGCGTGAGTGAGATACAAAGCCGCATCGCGGCGGCGGTGGCGGACTTCCAGACATGGCAAAGAAAGCTGGGGCGAGACATCAACCCGACGGAGCTGATCGCCCGGCTGCGGGAAGCGGGGGCCAAGCGGGTAACGCTGACCGCCCCCGTAGACACCGTGATCGACACCACGGAGCTGCCGAAATGCACGGGGGCCACCGCCACCTATGGAGGGCTGGAGGATGATTAAGAGCCTGAAAAATGCCCAAATCGCCGACGGCTTGCCGCGCATTCTGGGAGAACAGCCGTGGGTAAAGGCCCTATCCATGGCGATGCTGGAGCTGCACCAAAAGACGATGGGCTATATCGCGGGAAGTCAGATATACACCGCCATCGACACCGTGGCCGAGGAGGTGCTGGACGCGCTGGCCGTGAACTGGAAGATCGACTGGTACGACACAGGGTACGACATCGAGCAGAAGCGGCGCATCGTCAAGACGGCGCTGAACATCCGGCGAACAATGGGAACTGCGGGAGCTGCAAGAACGCAGGCCGACGCGATCTATCCGGGAACAAAGCTGGAGGAATGGTTTGAGTACGGCGGCACCCACGGAAAGTTCAGACTGCGGGTAAACATCACCACCGTGGAGGAGCGGCAGAAGTTCGCCGCCATGACCATCGCGGAGATCGAACGTCGGCTCGCCGCTGCCAAGCGGTTCAGCGCACATCTGGAGGAAGTGGAATATTACGATGCGGGCGGCACCGCAACGGCCTACGGCATCGCGGCTATGGCTGGCGCGGCGGTGGTTGACTTCGGCAGCGCATCGAAATTCTAAGTCAGGAGGAAACGAAAAGTGGCATGGAAAGGCGTTATCACCAACAGCGGCAGTGAGCTGCTGGCACAATGGACAGCGGGAAAGACGCTGACCATCACCCGCGCGGCGGCGGGAACAGGCCGCGTGAGCGAGGCGGCGATGCTGGCGCAGACGGCGCTTGTGAGTGAAAAGCAGACGGTCAGCATCCTGTCCAACAAAACAACGGCGCAGGGACAAAAGCTGCAACTGCAAGTGACACCACTGGCGACGGGATACCCCCTGAACCAGCTCGGCATCTGGGCAAAGCTGGACAGCGGCGCGGCAAGGCTGATCGCACTATTTCAGACGGACACGGACGCGGGCGTGGAAATCCCCAGCAAGACGGACGTGCCGGACTATGTGTACACATTCTACGGGCTGCTGGAGTTTACGGGCAGCGGCGGGACGCTGCAGGTGACCATCGACGCTTCGGCGCTGGTGACAGCAGAAAGCATGGCGGCTGCCATCGAGGCACACAACGAGGATGAAAACGCGCACGAGGGTATCCGTCAGGCCATTACGGACAAGCAGGACAAGATCACCGCCAGCGGTATCCTGAAAGGCGACGGCAAGGGCGGCGTTACGGCGCAGACGTTCGACACGGTGCCGACGGAGAACAGCGACAAGCTGCTGACCAGCGGTGCGGTGGCGGCGGCTCTTGCCGAAAAGGCGGGGCTGGGGACAGACGGAAAGGTGCCGGTCAGCCAGCTCCCTGTCAACACACCGGGCGGAGTGGCCGGACTGGGAGAGGACGGCAAGGTTGGCACCGGCCAGCTCCCCATCAATACGCCGGGCGGCGTTGCGGGCATCGGAACGGACGGCAAGGTTGGCACCGGCCAGCTCCCTGTCAATACGCCGGGCGGCGTGGCAGGTCTCGGCGCGGACGGGAAGATGGACACCGATCAGCTCCCCATCAACGTGCCGAACGGCATCCCGACGCTGGGGGCAGACGGCAAGCTCAGCGCGGACAGTCTGCCGCAGGTAGGCATGACGGCGCAGATCGTTGTGACCGCGCCCGCCGGCCCCACGGCGACGGCCACGCGGGGAACCACG